ATGCCCTATCGCTCTGTCGAAATTGCGAACGAGTTTCTTCGCCAACCCGGCGCGTTGGGCTCGCTCACCCAGATGCAGCTTCAGAAACTGGCATATCTGGCCAATGGCTGGAACTGGGCAATTAATGGCGATCGCTTGATCGAGGATCCCGTCGAGGCTTGGGATTTCGGCCCCGTTTACCGCGAGCTGTACGACCATACTAAGTTCTTCGGTAAGCAGCCGTTGACCCGGATGGTTACGGCCGAGGATAGCCAGGCTGCACGTGTTTTTGGATGGCGTTCTGATGAACGGGCGCAGCCGTATGCGGCGCATCTAAATGATCGTGAGCGCGCCGTAGTCGCCAACGTCTGGAGTCGCTACGGCCGCCTCGGCGGGGCGCAGCTTTCCGCGTTGACCCATCAACGAGGAACGCCTTGGTTCAACGCTTACTCGACGACCGGTAAAAACGCTGTGATCGACCAAGCTGCTATCCGGCAGCATTACGACGAGCTAGCTCAGCGTGCCCAACAAACCGCGGCTTGATCCAGGCCTAATTGAGAGCGCCCCGCTCGTTCCGTCGGCCGAACCTGAAGGGAATGCCGAGAGCTTCTACCTTGAGCTCGTTGGCTCTTTGTCGTCTGAGCTGGAGTCAGCGCAGGCCGAACTCATCCAGTTCAAAGCAAAGAAGACGGTCGACGACGTTCGAGCAGGAATGCTGGAGGGCTACTCGAACCGGGTTTTCTGGTTCGTTGTCTGGTACTGCGTCGCCGTTGGCGTGCTACTCATCGCCGCAGGCTTTAAAGGCACGACGACCTTCGAGTTGTCCGACACTATCCTTGCGATCATTGCAGGCAGTACCGCTGTAGCAGTTATTGGCCTCATTGGAATGGTCATAACGGGATTGTTCGGCGGCAAACAGGCGCTAAAGGTGAAAGCTAAGTCGACAAAAAAGAAGAAGGCATCGACGAGCTAGATTGCGTCGCTCCGCTACAAAGGTAGCGCCCCTAATGCTTGAATGTGCTCGCGCCGCGCAACCCCAACCCTGCGGGCCTTCTCTACACTTGCTTTATTATAAATTCGCGTGACTGCGAGCGTCTTGTGACCTGAGACCGAACGGACGTCGTCTTCACCAGCGTCACCAATCTCAGTGATCCCGCCGTGCCGGAACCCGGTGAACGTCATATCCTTTGGTAGGCCGGCTTCCACGCAGATCTTGCGATGGACCGACGACATACGCCGCTCCCGATACTTCTTCCCACTGCGCTCCTCGAGAACGATGACCTCGGCGTCGGCCGCGACAACGGCTCGCGATCGAGCGAGCTCCTCCTCCAGCTCCGGATAGAGCGACACCGTCTCGGGTTTGCCGTCCTCGCCGGGCACAACGATCGACAGCGGTAGAGTCACAGGGTTTCCAGTCTTAGATTGAACTAAGCTGATCGCCTCGCTGGGCCGATATCCCGCCCATTCGATACCCCGGCGCTCCACGCCGTCCGGATCCTCGAACCCGAACGCATCCCAGACGCGCTGACAGCATTCGAAGCACAGCGCGGCGGCGGTCGCCATCGACTGGAAGCCCAGCTTACGTGCTGTCTCGCGGTAGAGATTGTACTCTGCCCTGCTGGTCTCGCGATTGCCCTTAGCGGCCGTGCTGGACAGCCCCATGCCCTTGAACGGGTTCTCCTTCACGCCGGTCACGCGGTGATGGCGCGCCGCCCAGGTCCAGACGAGGCGGCAGACCTGCATGGCGTAGGCCGCCTGACGATCGCCCTTCTCCTTGAGCTTCTTGTAAAGCTTGTCCGCGACGGTTGCGTCGACCTTGGATGCCATGCGCTTACCGAGCGGCGGTTGACCGGCCTTCGGTTCGAAGGCCACCAGCATGTCCATGAGGGCCTTGTAGTCCTTGCGGGTCTTCGCCTTGTTTTTGGTGAAGCGCTCCTGCTCTCGGTACCACTGGAACAGCCAAGCGACGCTGCCTTCTGCGATACGCCCCTGCCCCATCTCGCCGGTTCGCCATTCGCGCAGTGCTTCGTTCAGCGCCGCGCCCTTCGCGTGAACTTGCGCCAGGTCGGTGCCGAGCGCTGTCGAGATCACCGGGCACGGCTGGCCGTGACGCACAGCAGGTGTCAGCTTGCCGGTCTTCGGATCCTTCGTCGGCCGTGCCCAGGCCGGCAGCTCGAAATAATAGCCGGTCTTGTCACCGGCGAGCTTCATCGGCCGCACGTATGCCGGCAATCGCGCGATCGCCATCAGTCGAACTCGATCGCGCTATCGTCAGCAGCGGCGGCAAACAGGCTCTGGACTGCGGCATCGAGTGAGGATCGGGCCGCGATCGCGGCACCATGAGGGCCGCGCATGCAGAAGCGGACAGTCCCGCGCCGCTCCCACTCGCGCAGCTGGGCTTCCGCAACGCCGGTGTAAGCGAGGGCAACCTCACGGTTCATCGCCACTGGCCAATCCGGCAGACGTTCCAGGGCCATTCCCATTACTGTTTCCTTCCCGAGAGACGTCGTGCTCTATGCCTGCGCGCTTCAATAAGGCGGTTGATTGTTCGCCGAGCGGGAGGACGAATTTGCTGAGCGAACTTAGGCGGAGGATAGTTGAATGGCATTGGCCGACCATTCGGTTGAGCTTGGCTGTCGGCAGCGCTGCCGGGTTGATTGTTGCCTACTGCGTTCTCTGGGTTCTCGACGCTCGTAAGGACATCAGAGTGCTGCTCATCAATTCCGATGTGACAGGCGCCGCCATCGGGGTCATATTGACCGTCAGTACCTCGGTTTGGATTGCTGGACGGAGCGAACGTCGCAATCGAGCATACGAAATAGACCAGTCTCTCGTCCATATTCGGGCTTTGGTAGAGGCGCTCGAGATGGTTGCCGAAGTAAACAACAACGAGCTCATCGTAGCCTTCGATGAACTTGGTCGCACTGCAGGCCGCTTGACACCGGTCGATACGGATTCGGATACGACGGACGTTTACCTGCGCGTAGCAACCTCGAGTGCTCGGCAAGTCTACCTGCGATCTCGAGGGGACATCACATTCGCAGTGGGCATTGCTCGAGGTCAGAACTCTATAACTGGCGGCTTCAAATCCCTTCCGGAAATTATCGCGCCCGCTGTTGCCGAGCTCAACAAAATCATGACAACCTATCGTTCGCTTCGACGATAAGAGACGCACTGGCGCCGTGTAACCCCGACCAAACCGCAATAGCAGATTCGCACTAAATTTGAATGAGGAAGGATTAGTCATGACGAACGCCTGGGCTCAAAGTGACGAAATTAAGACCCGACCGTACGGCCGTGGAACCGCTGATTTGCTTTGTCCACGTTGCGGTAGTGCGAACCTCCATCACACCGGCGTTACTGTCTACGACAGAGGCGAGGACCGTGCGACGGTAGTTGAAACGACGGTGTCGGGCGGAAAAATCAAAGTCGATCCGGTGGCACACGGCGCTATGAACCCGAGCGGTCGTCGGGATGGTCTGGCCATCAGGTTCGATTGTGAAGGTTGCGGCGAGGAACCGATTGAACTGACAATCGCCCAGCATAAGGGCAGCACGGAAATCGGCTGGCGATACGTCGATTTCTGAGCCGTCCGATGCCCGCGTAGGCGCCGTTCGCATAGGGGGACGCGCGGGCACCGTCCGCCAGGTCAAAAGAGAGGCCAATTTATTATGAAGAGCATACCCTGGAGCGCGCCAGCGACTCCCTACGGCAGGCCTTTCGGGGCTGCGAGTGATCAACGAGAGCGTGCAATCGCCGTATGCGACGATCTGAAGTCTGCAGTTGCCTTCGTCGCCACCGGCTCGTCTGGCTCGCTCGATAACATTGTCATCAAACTTGATGACGGGACCGCAGTTTACAGTCCAAGCGACATTCGTGCGATGATCGCTGATCCTGATCGACCGGCCTTGGAAAGCTGAATGGACGACAATTTTCATCCAGACGATTTCGCTTCCATCGAGCGGATAGCGGGCGGCGGCTGGCAAGCGCTGGCTTCGGGATCCGCTGGCAAAATGATTTCCGAGTTGGCCCGAGGACTGCACGGAGCGCCCGGAGCGCTTAGCCTGCTGATTGAGGATACCGAGTACCGTGTGACCGGCCGAGCGCTGACGGCCCTCGTGGCTCGTTATCGCCAGTAGATAGGGAGCCCGTGTCACGCAGCGATCCTGCGGAACGGCGTGACGGTAGCGTCGACCTCCCCGCCCTGCCCTACGCGCTCCCCACCATTTGGGCCGCCATTCGGGCCCGCCCAGCGCCCGCAGCCGCGCGATGCGAGGGTCTCTGGGAAATAGCTGCCCTGTATTCCCGCAAGGCGAACGACGACCGGGGGAGCAATCATGCAGGTGCCGATCTCCGGATCGGCACCCGCCGCCCGGCGAGAGGCGGTGGCAAGCTGCGGTTGCTCGTTCGACCACCACTTGCAGCTGGCACAGGTTCGCTCGCAGGTCATGCCGCCATATCCCGGTGGCGTTCTTCGACTGCGCCGGCGAGCGATCCAACCCCTGCCACGCGCTGAGCGTCGACCAGCGCCGATGCGCACCAGTCCATGTTCGGCTCCCAGCCCTCAAGGCTGATCTGCGCGATCAAGGCGAGCTTCGCCAGGACGCCATCTCGCGTGGTTGCAGGCGTCTTGGATATCTCGAGGTCCCGTTTCACCGTGTAAGTGCTCAGCGCATCTGCGGCTTCGTCGGTGAGCGTCTCGTCAGCGGCATTGATCGTGGCCTGCGCGCGATTGCGATCGGCTAGCCACGCTGCGTGCGGATCGGCGCCAAAATGGCCGATATCGGCATTGGCCTCACCGGCGCCAGCAATTGCTCGCGTAAACGCGCCGGTGATCGCGTCTCCGATCGACCGGGTATAAGCCACAGTGCTGGTTGAGAGACGCCAGCCCGCCGCGCCAAGCTGATCGAGCATTGCGGGCAAAGGATCGAGATTGCGGATGTCGCGATATGCCGCGTACCCCAAGTTCTCCACCAGAGAGTCCTCGTCGCGGCTTGTCTCGCGCATCGGACCAAAGCACGAGCTGTCAGTGGCCTCGAGCGCCAGCACGTAGGTCTTGAAAACGAGGTCTGCCAAGTTGCCCGACGGGGTCTCACTTAGAGTATCCATCGATTCCAGCAGGACGTCGAGACGTTCGCTGCTTTCCTGATCGCTGGCGCTCTCCGTCGCTAGAGCCGAGGCAGCAGCGCCCCACTTCAGAAACGCTGAGACATACGCCGGCGTAAGCGAGAGGTGCGCCTGCCTAATGGCCGCTGCGGCCTGCTCCGCGATCGTGATCTCATCAAGAGTCGCGTCGCGAACAACCGGCGGAAGCTTCGCCACAGCGCGATTGACCGCAACTGCGGCCGCCCCCTTTGAAGCGCCTACACAACTATCGGGTTTTGGTGGGAACGGTACGGGCGGGTTGTACGACTGATAGAGCGGCTGCGTTGCCATGATGCATCTCCCACGTGTTGACCGCAGAAGATGGAGGGGGCTGCCAAAGCGAGCTCGCTATCTAACCTGCGTCGCGCTTGGGCTCATAATCAGTTCCCAGCACGACACTCTTTCTGATACGGGACACATCCCGCGTCAAGCACTATTTGCGGGACACGTCCCGCATGCGATCAATGCCTCGGACCTGCCGGTACACCCCTTTAATTATGCCTATTACCTCATAGACATTATCGTCCCCGTCCACCGCCATATAATCGCTATTGAAAGAGACCGTCTTCTGAAAGCTCAGGCTTGGGACGGTTGTGCGCGAAATCAGCGCCACCTCCTCTACTTCGTTCATCGCTATCTCACGTGCGGTAAGCTCATACAGGCCATTCTTTTCCCGCAGTATAACGCCAAGATGGCCAGCGCTAAGACGAACCTCATTCTCTCTGGTATATTCGCAGTAGAGCACATCGTCCGGGACAAATAGCTCATCCATAGACAAGCCCACCATCCGGACAGCAAAGCGCTTGATGTCGGGTAGAGCGATATCTACCACGGCCGGTATCAATTCCGCTCGTGACGGATCCCCAAGAGGCTCTTCTCGCCATACCCCCGGTTCGATGGCACCCAGTATTGGGACCATAGGAGCATCAGCGATTTCATCTGACAATCCAAGAAACGCGGTTGACGATATATCTAGAACGTCAGCGAGTGCTACAACGGTTCTAAACCCAGGTGCCTTGCTCTTGCCGGAAATAATGTCGCGGACGGCGTCGGGGCCGAGGCCCGCCGCGAGAGAGAGCGCGCGGCGACTCCATCGGCCGCCCGGCTTCGTAGCCTCTTCGAGCGCATGACGCAGCGCATCAACTTGAACGTCTTCGTATTTACGCATGGTCCGCAATACCCTCGCGGGGTAAATCCCGCAATATTGGCAGCACACGCATCAACAGCACGTTGACACGCGGGATACATCCCGCATATTGCTGCCTTATGGACGATGCAGCGTTACTCGAAAGCATTGAGGCGTTTTGCCGCGCCCACGGCATATCAGATGCGAAGTTTGGCTTACTTGCGCTTAACGACTGGAAGCTTGTGCGCGACTTACGCGGCGAAAAGCGAACCGCGCCTCGGCGGCTATGGCCTGAAACCCAGCGCCAAATTTTTAACTTCATGGCGCTGTACGTCGCCGACGGAAAAGGCGCTGTTGACGCCGGCGAGAGTTCGCCACGCCAGAACCGTAGGAAAGCGGCATGAGCGCTGACCGTACGCTCGATACTGCTTCCTCCCAAGGCGGTGCGCTTCAGCCATTCCCGCTTGAGCAGGAAGCGCGGGACTACGAGATCGACGGCCCCGCGACCATGCCCTCGAACGCCGGCGAATATCTCCCCCTGCCTCTGGAGGGCCGCGCTTTCTCGTCGATCTGGGAGCCGCAAGAACGCGGCGTCAACCGAGATTGCTCGTTGATTAGTCCCCGATATCGAACGGGCTTGATGGTCGCAATCGCTCCAACTCCGCTTCGAGCTGAGTACGTGTTTTGAGAGGGCGCATGACAGTTTCTGCGGCTCGCTGCCAAGTATCGAGAAGGTACTTTGCCATGTCAGTGTCGCTCGCGAGTGAGCCACGGTCAGCTTCGACAATTCTGTCGAATAGGTTCTGCACGAGAGGGGCCTCGTGCTCGGATAACGTGTCGTCTCTAAACATGCTTCATTTTCCCCAGTGTACCGCTGCGGATCGAGGGTGGACCGCACGATCCCTGACAGCAAGCTCTTGTTCCGAACGGCCGCTCGCATGACAGCATGTGATAGCGCCTCTCGATCTGTGTATGCGGCAATGCCTGTTAGCATCGGCCATCCCTGTGAGACATACGACGACCAACATCCGAGGGGCTGGCTGATATCTCCCAGTCCAGCCGCTATGCGCGCCCCGCCTGGCGCGACGGATGTAGGGGTGATCGCGCTCCCCAAGATGCTTGCGGTCACCCCACCCTCAGTCATTGTCTGCCACCGTCCCGCGAATGACGTCGACAAAGTCGCCGATAATCGCCGCTGGCATGCCGGAAAGACTGACCGAGTTGAGCACGGTGAGGCGATCCAAGAATCCATGAATGATGTCGTTCGGTACGCCGAAGTCACGCATCGCATCGACTATCGCCGCCAGCATGTTCGCCAGAGCCATCACTGTAACGTGATTCTCGGCACGCGCTTCTTTGTCCTTCGCCATGCAGAGGCAGTTGCCGCATGAACGCACCGTACATCCACGGACGCCGTCGTACGTTCTCCGCGTCAACCGCGGTCGATACGCAGAACGCCGTCATCACATCGATCAAGACCGACGACGGCGCAACCTGGGGCGACATGGGTCGCGTACTGGGCAAGTCGGAAGATCGGGCGGCGGCGTATGCCAACACCGCCTCCCCGATCGACCTGCCCACGTTCCTCGCCGGTTGCCACGAATGGGGAGGTCGGTTCGCCGATCCACTATTGGCGCTGGTCGGTGGACGCTGGGCTGATGCCGGTTCGGTATGCTCAGGCGACGATCCTGCGTCAGTCACGCTCGCTACGTTGCTGCCGTCCATCATTCGCGCCGAACTGGACGGTGAAACGACAGTCGAAGAAGTGGCGCCCCATGAGGCGCTGATCCGTCGCGCGCATGCGATCACCTGCCAGTGGCTCGAAATGATTGCAGCTTCCAAAGGCGGCGTGAAGTGAGCCGCAATACGGCTCGGGCAGAACGCGACGCCGCCTTTCGCCAAGCGGTGGACGAGGCCAAGCAGCGCTACAACATCAGCGACGTCGTCGCCCGCACCCGCAAAGTGATCCGCGCCGGCAAGAACGAGAAGCGTGCCCTGTGCGCCTTCCATAACGAGCGCACGCCATCGATGCAGTTGAACGATGCCAAGGGCACGTATCACTGCTTCGGTTGCAACGCGTCCGGCGACATCGTGAAGTACGTGATGAAGACCGAGAACATCGGCTTCCTCGACGCGATGAAGTGGCTGGGTGCCGCTAGCCTGCCCGGCGTGGATCCTGCGCAACGCGCTAAGGCGGCAGCCGAAGACGAAGGTGACCGGCAACGTGCCATCGATCGCGCACAAGCGGTCTGGGACAAGGCGATCCCTGCCCCCGGCACGCCTGCTGAGGTCTATCTGCGCAGCCGCGGCATCATCATGCCCCCACCGCATACGATCCGGTTCGCGACGACGCCCGCCTGGTACGACGATGAAACGGGTCAATGTGGTCCCGATCTACCCGCCCTTGTCGGCGCAGTGGTCGACGGAGACGATCAGCTGATCGGTCTGCAGCGCATCTTCCTCGCCGACGGCGGTAAGCAGAAGGCGCGCATGGACAAGCCCAAGCGCAGCCTGGGTCGGATCAAGGGCGGCGCGCTCCGGATCAACTCGGACGCTTACAGCGTAGGTGACGAACTGATCGTGACCGAGGGACCTGAAGACGGCCTGAGCCTCGCACAGGAGCTCGGTGCCGAAGTCTGGGTGACATTGGGCACCGCGATGATGCCCTACATCGAATACCCGCGTCGCATCGTCTCGATCGTGATCGCCGGCCAGAATGATGCAGCAGGCCGCGCCGCGGTAGAGAAGGTCGAGGAGGAGCTCATCGAGCACGGCTACTCGACGCGGATCATGTGGCCAGCCGAGGGCTTCAAGGACTGGAACGACCAGCTGCGGGGCATCCGGACATGAGCGGCGCGTTCGAAGAGCAGTTCGCGACGGCCGAGACGGCGAGCCCGCTTTACAACGTCGAGGCCGAGATCGGCTTTCTCGGCGATCTACTCGCAAACAACCGGCTGATCGACGAGGTTGCTGATCGCTGCCGCCCGGCGGACTTCTCGGTCCCGCTGTACGGCCGCATCTACGGTAAGATGATCGAACAGTCGGCATCCGGCGCGGTCGACGTTGTGACGCTTGCCCCGCACTTTGCCGAAGATGGCGAATGGCCACGCGCGTATTCGGTGCTGGCCGCAGCCAACCTCAACGCAGGACCCAAGGCGCGGACCAAGGCGTACTTCGACCAGATCACCATGCTATCGAGCCGCCGGCGGATGGTCGCAGGCCTGAAAGACGTCGTCGCCTCAGCGCGCGACCTGTCAGTGACGCGCGAGGAACTGGTTGCAAACGCCGATGAAGCAGTCGCCGAGTTGGCGGAGCAGGTCGTCACCGCGCAAGGATCCGTTGGTCAGTATGCCGACGTGGTCATCAACAGCTTCGGCAAACCGATAATTGGCGTCCGTTGCGGGACCATCAACTCGCTCGACGACGCGATCGGCGTGTTGCGCCCGTCGAACCTAGTCGTCGTCGGCGGCCGTCCCGGCATGGGCAAGACCTCGCTGGTCACGTCATACTCAATTGGCGCCGCCGGAATGGGGCACGGCGTCCTGATTTTCTCGCTCGAGATGAGCGCCGACGAACTCACCCGCCGCATGCTCGCCGACATGACATTCTCGCCACGCGGCGGCGTACCGTACGAACACGTTCGTGATGGCACAGTTCGCTCGCACGAAATGGGCGCGGTCATCGCTGCCAAAGAGCGGTTCGACGAACTGCCGATCGAGATCAACGAAACCTCGGGCCTGACGCTCGCCAAGCTGATCCGCCAGGCGCGCAGCCACAAGCGCAGGCTGGCAGCGAAGGGCGAGAAGCTCGAACTGGTCGTTGTCGACTACCTCCAGCTGATGGCTCACAGTCGCAAGGGCATGTCACCTTACGAGCATGCGAGCGAGGTCAGCGTCGGGCTCAAGCAGTTCGCCAAGTCCGAGGGCCTCGTCGTGATGGCGGTGGCGCAGCTTAGCCGCGACGTCGAGAAGCGTCCCGACAAGCGACCGATGCCGTCCGACCTGCGCGACAGCGGACAGATCGAGCAGGACGCTGACGTGATCCTCTTCGTCTACCGCGAGGAGGAATACCTCAAGAAGGAGGAGCCGGACCCCTTCGACAATAAATACGAAGAGTGGCGGACGGACATGGAAGCAGTCCGCAACAAGGTCGAGTTTCTCGTCCCCAAGCGGCGCAGCGGCCCCTCCGGCAAGGCTATCGGCTGGTTCTTCGGCGCCAACTCCGCCGTCCGCGGCAGCGATTTCTACAGTTCCAGGGAAGGTGCATAACAATGCCGAACGCTGATTTGCCCGCCCCTCTCACGCCGTCCGATTGCGACCTCCGGGACTTCGCATTCATGCCTGTCGACACAGTCCGCCTGCTCGACAGTGATCTGTTCGCCTTGTCGACGGGCGATGAGTTCAAGGCCGCCATGACCTTGTGGTGCAAGGCTTGGCAGCAGGTGCCGGCCGGTAGCCTGCCAGCCGACGATCGCGTGCTCGCTCACCTGTCCGGCGCCGGCACGAAATGGCAAAAGTTGAAGCCGATTGCGCTGAGAGGTTTCGTCGAGTGCAGCGACGGCCGCCTGTATCACCCTGTTGTCTGCGAAAAGGCCACCGAGGCCTGGGCTAAGAAATTATCCTACCGCGAGCGCTCCAAGAAGGGGAACAACAAGCGGTGGGGATCCCAGAAGGACGATCAACAGCATTCCCAAAGCGATCCTTCAGGGAAGGCTTTGGGAGTCCTTGAGCCTCCCAAGGGACAGGGAGAGGGACAGAAGAAAGATTCCGTTACTATCGTAACGGGCGCCATGCCGTCGCCGATCGATCCGAAAAAGGTTTTGTTCGACGCAGGCGTGGCGTTGCTGGGTGAGGCTGGACTGTCGGCCAAGACGGCTCGCAGCCTCATTGCCAAATGGTTCAAAAATCACGGCGAGGAGGCAACGAACGCGGCATTGCTCAGTGCTGCAGGCCGAGCCGAGCCCGTGTCGTGGATCGAGGCCCGGTTGCGTACGAAGGTCGCGGCGCAGGACGAGGCCCGGGAGGCCAGTCGCTCAACCGCGGAACGTTACCGGCGGATGGCCATACCCGGTCCGCCGGTCGATGCTCGGAAGCTGGAGGAGCACGCGTGATCGCCACGTGCCCCCTGCCCCCGTCATTCCTCGGGCCCGCTTCGCGACGTGTCGAGGTCGATGTCTTCGCCGGGATTGCCACCCCCAGCGCTCGATCCGCTGCCGTGAACCTCACCGGTTTTGTTATCGATGTAGGCACGCTTACCAGCTTCCGGCGGGATATCCCGACCGTCGGCAGGCTCATCCGCACCAGCGTTCTGGGCGCCGTCACGGTTCTGCAAATGACGCTCGGCGGCGTGATCCTCGCTGTCGTACTCGTCGCCAGAGTAGCCCTTGCCCTTGCCGAAGCCGTCCGCGGTTCGATCGGCGTCGCCCGATTTGAGGCTGACGTTGTCGACAGGCTCGGGTGCGTTCTTGTCGGTCATGATGATCTCCATGGTTCGAGGTTCATCAACGCACGAAGGGCCGAAAACCGTCAGCTGAGCGCGACAGCTTCCAACATTTTCAAACAGAAGCGGGGTTGAGACGATGGCACGTGGACCCAAGGTCAGCACGAAGATCAAGCGGGAGCCGAAGTCGCCCGCGCAGCGCGTTGCGGAGGCAGTGGCAGCGAAGGCCGAGGCGATCGGCGCGCCCGCTGTTCAAGTGGCGCGTGGCATGCATGCCATTGTAGACGTGCCGCTGCGAGATGGTGGCCGCGTGGTGACCACCCAGACGCTAATCAACCGGGGCGGCACGCCGGTCGCGCGCTGGAAGGCGGCCAAGCTCCTGTCCGATAGTCAGGTGGACGCGATCGACTACTGCGAAACGCTATGGTCGCGGCTAGGTGGCAAGGGCCTGGTCATGGATCTGGCACGCATCCCCGGTACCGGTCAGGGAAACGGGTGGGCAGAGCAGGAAGCCCTCGACGATCTAAAGCGGATCAAGGGCTACGTGCCGGTCAAATATTGGAGCCTTTTCGAGAACGTATGCCGCTTCGACATGGCCGCGGGGTTCGCCGGGTCGGACCTCACTGAGTGCCGCAATGACCAAGTCAGCGCGGCTCGCACCACAGTCCAGTTCGTCGCCGACATCATCGCGATGAAGGAGCGCCTAATTTAGCGGGTACCCTGAACCGCCCTCTTGCAGCCTATTCTGGCAAGAGGGCGGAACCCTCAATGCTTCACAGGCACCCCGGCGCTCACAGGAACGGGCGCCGTCGGCGCGACGACCATCGGCGCAGAAGCCGGGACTACTGCGACCGAGATGTCCTCATCAATGAATGCATTGACCGGGGCACCGAGTGGAATTTCAGCGCTAGTGCCGGTCATGAAGAAGCCTGCGATCGGGAGCAGCGCAACCGCACCAACAACGCCCGCCGTACCTGTTGTGCCCTTGTCATCGAGAGAACCAGTCATCCGGATCTGCCGGCCGTTGGCACGGACATACAGGACACGCGCGTTGATGCGGCCCGACTTGCCCCACATCCCCTTGTTACGAACCTCAGTGATTTCCCCGACAGCAGGGCTTCCAGCAGGGATCACGACGTTCCCATCGACTGTAACGTTCTCCGCCGTTTCCAGTTGAAAACGCTGGCCTACCTTCAGCTTCTTTCCTTTCGTCGAGAGAACCTCGGACATTTTAAGAGGGACCGACGTGCCAGCCCGCAACGTCCCGTTGGTCGTCGTGGCGGCAGCAGCCGGGGCGACTTGAGCTTGGACGGTAGGCGCAGCGAAGGCGAACGCGCAAACAAGCGCGCCGATAGCGATTTTCATTGAGTATCCCCTCTTGAGTCGGCCTCCCCAGGCCGAAGTCACGTAACCTCCAAAGATTCATGCGTCCGGTCAATGAGATAGAACATCCAAAATGGATGCTTGTAAGAGGTTGACGTTTTCCAAGGCCGGTCTGGAAGAACCTCGCCGCGACACGCGGATCCCCAAACGACGCGCTACGCGCCGTTCACGGCATGACCTACGTTAAAAGGAGCCAGCGACTGTCCGCGCCAGGCAATGACGATCAAGGCGGTTGCCTGCCCCTCCCCCCGCGCTAGATGGCGATATGCGCTACCTTCTTATCCCTGCTCTTATTGCTCTGACATCATGCGGCGATTCGGACATTGACGATGCAACCGACGCAGTGAGAGCCGAACTAATTGATGGTCCGTCCGCGGTGTTCCGGGATCTCTCGCTGTGCCCGTCGGGCCGCGGCTACTATGGACAGGTCAGCAGTGCGGACAAGAAGGGCCTTCGGACCGGTTTCGTGAATTTCATTTACGAAGACGGCGAGGCGGCCTTGGCCGACGCAGGTAAGCATTATGCAGATCTACGTGAGGCATGCACTGTAAGGGCACGCAACAGTTGACACCATCACCCCCGCAACGTACATAGATCACCAGTTGTTAGAGCCGCGCCCGAAAGGGTTGCGGCTCTAACGCGTTCTGGGTCAATGCTTCGTCTTGCTAGGCTTGTCTGGCTTGGGCTTGGGCTTTTCGTCATGAGCCTGGCCCCGGTCACGCTTCTCGATCTTTTCAGCGTTGCCCTTCGTACCCTTCTCGGGCTTGGTCGGCGCAGTGTGGAAGGAAGGCTGCATGTCAACGTCTCCATATGCCATCGCACCGGGCTTTCGGCTGGATGAGATTATCCGGCTGGCAGAGACTCGGCTTGCGGCGCAGCTTACGGTAGCGATTGCCGCCGATCAACGCGGGATGACCTTCGCATCCTTCCTCGCAACATTGGAGGCAGCGGCAATTGCGGCATTGGTTGCACTACCTTCGTCACCCGTCGGTCGAGCATCCTTGATCACGATTGTCATCGGCTTCGGCATAGGCACGCTTATCGCGTTGTGGAGTGCTCAGCCTCTGAAGTGGTCAATGCCTGGCTATCGTCCCAGTGATTGGCTCGCGGAGATATCTTCCGTCGATACGATCCATGAAGACCGAGCGGCTATGGCGGCACACTATGATGAGATGATCCAGGACAACGAGGACGTACTCGCGGCCAACGCTAACGTGTTAAGATCCTCGTTAACAGCTGTGGCTATCACTCTTGTGTGCGCAGCGATCGCGGCGGTCGCCGCTCACGGTTAGCGCCGCGGCCAACGCGACCGCGGCAACGGTTTCACTACTTACCGCGCTTAGGCGGTGGATTGTTGTGCTCTCGTTCAGTCGTCTTTGGATGCGATTTAGCATAGTCCGGGGTTACGAAGTGGCCGGTGCCCGCGTCTCGATAGCTCGGTGGGCCTTTGTCTTTCGCCATGGTGAATTCCCCTGCTCGCGAGTCGCGGCATAGGGAGGCTGGGCGCTTGCCGGCGGCCTGGCAACCCCACCCCCTTCGGGTCCTTCCGGGTATCCCAAGTAATACGGGGGGCAAAGGCGTGAACGATCCCCAGCTACAACTCGCCAAAGGGGTCCGCACCTGAAATGTCCGCACCCTCCGACACCGTCAGCATTCGCGAGTTTGCCCGCCTTGATGGGTGCAGCGATAAGCTGGTCCGGCGGGCAATAAGTGAAGGAAAGCTGCGGGTTTCAGGTGACGGTAAGCTTGACCGATCGCTTGCCGGAACTGGCTGGCGCCGCACCAATCGGCGCGCTGCGGAGGGTGCGGACAGTAGTGCGGACATCGCGCAAATGTCCGCACCTCCTGTCCGCACTCCGAAACGCGGCGCGAAAGTGTCCGCACCTGCGGACCAGGTGCCCGATCCGCTCCGTCTCGACGACGAAGACTTCATTGCCGAGGTGCTCGCCGGCAGGTTTGCCCTCACCGGCGAAGCCGAACGGGTAAAGGAAAACGGTCTCGCCGCTCGCAGTCTCCTGGCCGCCCGGCGCGAAGCCGGTGATGTCGTAGATCTCGAAGTGGCCGAGACGCTCTTGTTCAACATGGCGCGGTCGCTGCGTGATGCCTGGCTCAACTGGCCGTCGCGCGTCTCGCCGCTGATCGCCGCCTCCTTAGGGATCGCTGTCGAGCCGCTGCTGGAGGCGCTGAACGAGCATGTCCAGCAGCACCTCGCCTCTCTCGGCGAGCCGGAAGCCGACTTCGCAAACGCAGAGTAAGGATGAACGGCTAGAACGATCGTGGCGGCGAGGGCTTACCCCGCCGCCACGCATCAGCGTCCCCGAGTGGGCTGACCGCTTCCGCAAGCTGGCCCCTGAGGCTGGCTCGACGTCGGGCGATTGGTCGACCAGGACCGTAGAGATTGCGCGCGGGCCAATGCTCGCGGTGACCGAGCTCGGCGTCGAGACGATCACCGGCATGGTCTGCACGCAGTTGATGAAGACCGCGCTCATCGAGAACGCGGTCGGCTTCTTCGTTCACCTCGACCCTGCGCCGATGCTCATCGTGCAGCCCAAGGAGGCGGCTGCCGAGCAGTTCTCGAAGGAGCGCATCACCCCGCTCATTAGGGCCACGCCTGTCTTGCGGAAGCTGATTGGCACCAAGAAGACGCGCTCGGCCGAAGAGACGCTCCTGTACAAGGCGTTCCCCGGCGGATTCCTCGCCCTCGCGGGTGCCGGCAGTCCGGACAACCTGGCACGTCGCCCGGTCAAGCGCGTGTTCTGCGACGAGACGGACAAGTATCCGATCACCCGCGAGGGCGATCCGATCGGTCTCGCTGACGAGCGCATGGCGACTTACGTTGGGTCGCTGTCTGTTCGGGTTTGTTCGCCGACGATCGAGGGCGAGAGCCTGATCGAAAGCAGCTACCTGGAGGGGGATCAGCGTCAGGCCTCGGTCGAATGTCCGGAATGCGGGCACCGCAACTTCCTCGACTTCTTCAAGCACATTAACTGGGACAAGGACTATGACGATGACGGCAACGTCACCGCGCATTATCCTCGAACGGCTCAGGTGCTTTGCGAGGCATGCGGGTGCGGCTGGAATGAAGGCCAGCGCCTAACTGCGCTGGGCACGATCCGGTGGCACCAGACCAAGCGTTTCCGCTGCTGCGGCAAGCACGTCGACCCGTTGTCTGCGTACGCCGCTGCCTGGAAGGCGGATCCTGCTTCCGATGCGGTTGCGCTGACGTGGGACTGGTGGGAAGGGCCGCGGCATGCCGTGTATCGGGCGCGTTGCCCGGACTGCGGCACATGGCCGGTCTCGAACGAGCACGCGAGTTTCACGGCCGGCAAGGTGTTCAGCCCCTGGCCTAACGACGCGCCGCCAAAGATTGCCGCGAAGTGGCTGGCGAGCAAGAACGATCCCGACAAGCGGGTGAAGTTCGATAACACCCAGCTGGGCAAGCCGCATAAGCGGTCGTCGTCGAAGGAGGTTGTCGCCGAACTGCTCGCCGCTCGCGCGGAGATCTGGCCGGCAGAAGTTCCCGACGGTGTCGGCATCATCACGGTCGGCGGCGATACCCAAGATGACCGTGTCGAGCTTGAGTTCGTCGGTTGGGGCGCGAACGAAGAAAGCTGGTCGCTTCTGTACGTCATCGTCGAGGGCGATACCTCGAAGAAGTCGACGTGGGACGAAGTCGATCGTCAGCTGCTGCGGACTTTCAAGCGCGCCGACGGTCGCGAGTTCGCGATCGAGGCGACGTGCATCGATTCCGGCGGTCATCGAGCCAAGGAAGTCTACGAGTTCTCGAAGGCTCGGCTCGGCCGGAAGGTGTGGGCGACGAAGGGCGCATCTGACCGTAACGGCAAACGGTCACCGCTGTGGCCGACCACGCGCCCGAGCAACCGCACGCGTACTGTGTTCAAACCGATCATCATCGGCGTCAATTCGGCCAAGGATACGCTGCGGGCGCGGCTCACATTCGCCGAGCCCGGTCCCGGCTACATGCACTTCAGCACTAAGCGCGAACTGTCCTGGTACGAGCAGTTGACCGCCGAGCGACTGCTTCCAAAGGTCGCCAGCGGGCGTGTGTTTTCCGTGTGGGACTGCCCGAAAGGGAAGGCCAACGAAGCGACCGACTGCCGGGTCAATGCCATGGCGGCGCTCGCCGGCCTGATCCAGCTGGGCATGAAGCTGAACGCTGTCGTCGAGGCTGTATCCCCAGCTCCTGAGGCCGACATTCCGAAGAGGCGGTCGCCAAAGCTGGCCCCGCCGACTGACGAACCACCCCCTGCCCCACCAAAGCCGACGAAGTTCGCCAATCGGTCGGGCAGTTGGATGAAAAGGAGACGCTGATGGCATATCAGCCTTCCGATCTTGAGAAGCTCGACGCCGCGATCGTCAGCGGCATTCGTAGCATCACGTTCGCCGACGGTCGTAAGACCGAATATCAATCGCTGGCGGACATGCGCGCGGTGCGTGCCGATGTGAAAGCCGAACTGGCGGCGGCTGCATCACAGACGTCGCGGCGCACCCGGTTTATCGTCGGCCGCGTTGGTCGTTGCCGGTGAACTGGATCGATCGCGCCGTTGGGTACGTCTCGCCGGTCGCAGGTATGCGCCGGCAGGCGGCTCGCAAGATGCTGGACCGGACCCCGCAGCGTAGCGGTGGCGGGAAGCGCTTCGCCGGTCGCGGCGATCGTGACTTCTTCATCAACTCGGGCAATCCGAACGACGCGCGGCCGCGCCGATATGTCGATCGGCTCACGATCCTCCAGCTGGTCGCGGAAAACCCGTTCGCTCGCAAGGCGCTAAACGCGCTGCTAAACAGCCTAGTCGGATGGGGCGTCACTGGGGCCCCGCAGGGTTCGAAAGCGCTTCAAAAGATCTGGTCCGACTGGGTCAAAGCCTGCGATTACTACGGCCGCCTCGACCTGTACGGGCTTCAGGAACTGATCGTTCGCTCCATGCTGCGCGACGGTGAGGTCTTCATCGCCAAGCGCACGGTGAAGGTCGCTAGTGGCGTTCCCCTTCGCCTCCAGTTGCTCGACAAGGGTATGCTCGCCACGCACAAGGTCGGTGCTGGTATCGATCGCGGGATCGAATACGACGCTGACAACAAGCCCGCAGCATACCACTTCTACAAGCACCGCCAGGGCCAGCGCTGGGCCTCGCTCGATACCGTAAGGTTCCCAGCAGAAGAGGTGATCCACCTGTTCCATTCGGAATGGATCGGCCAGTCCGAGGGCGTCTCGATCTTCGAAAGCGTCGTGAAGCGCCTCGGCGACGTCGATGAGGGCATCGAAGCCGAGGTCGTCAAGGCGAACATCGCTGCATGCATGGTCGGATTCCGGTATCGCCCGCCGACGCAGGACGGCGAGGACCCCAACATCGGGATGCCGGTCGAGGGCGAGCGCGACGGTCCGCCGATCGAAGAGTTCGTGCCCGGCATGATCGAGACGTTGGAAGACGGCGAGCAGATCACCTTCTCAACTCCGCCGAAGTCCGGTGGAATCGGCGATCTGTTCCGCGTCGCGATGCTCGCCTCATCCGCCGGCGTCGGTGTGACGCACGAACAGATGACCGGCGACCTGAGTAACGTGAATTTCTCCAGCTACAAGGCCGGCCACCTCGAGTTCAAACGGACGGTCGGTCGGCTCCAGTACCTGACGATCATCCCTGTGTGCCTCGATCGCGTTTGGGGCTGGTTCCACGGCACCGCGAGCGACTTCGGCCTGACCCCAGCGAAGCCAGTAGAGATGAAGTGGACACCCCCGCCGTTCGAAAGCATCGATCGCGAGGGTGATGCCAAGGCCGACATCTTGGAGATGCAGGCGGGCCTCGAAAGCCGCCCGAACCTGCTCAACTCGCGGGGCTTCGATGCCCCTGAGATGATGCAGCAGATCGCTGATCACCAGGCGCTGCTGAAGAAACTGGGGCTGGCGTTCAAGGGCGACCCGTTCTCGCCGTTCCAGACGGACACCTCTGATCCTGCTGCCAGCAACCCCGCCGATGCAACGCGCGGCCTGCTCATCGCGATCGCCCGCCACCTCTTAGTGGGGAATACGCCCGATGCCTGATCTTAACACCCGGTCGGTCACCGCACCGCTCCTTTCGCGCTCTGCCGAGACCCGTCCCGCATCGTATCGTGAGAGCGACAACTCGATCGAGGTCGTCTGGTCGGTCGGCGCGGCCGGAATCCGGTTCGACTGGTACGACGGCGGTTACTATGTCGAAGAGCTGTCGATGGACGCCAGCGCGGTCCGCCTAGGCCGTCTCAACGCAGGCGCCTGCCTGCTCGACAGCCACAACACGTACAGCCTGAGCAGCGTTCTCGGATCGGTCGTGCCCGGCAGCGTGTCGATTGCCAACGGCGAAGGTACGGCGCGCGTACGCCTCGCCAAGACGCCCGATGTCGCCGACACGGTCGCGAAGATCATCGACGGCCACATTCGGTCGCTGAGCGTGTCGTACAACGTGTTCGAGTTCCAACGCACGGAGCGTGAGGGGGAGCATCCCCACATGCTCGCCACGGACTGGGAGCCGGTCGAGCTCTCGTTCGTCACCGTGCCATTCGATGCCGCTGCGCAAGTGCGACAGCGGAGTGCCGAGCAGGGCGGCCATCCCTGCACCATCCGCGGCGCGACCGCGAATCCCGAAGGACAAACAATGCCCGATCCGACGCCCACCCCGGCGCCGGCGCCCGCGCCGACGCCCGCTCCTGCACCCGCGCCGACGCCTGCCCCGGCTCCCGCACCTGCCCCGGCGCCCGCGCCAGCCCCCGAACCGCAGACCCGCGGCGCGGTGGTCACGATCGCTCGCATTCGAGAGCAGTGCGCCCGCACCGCCGACCTGGGCAACGAGTTCGCCCTCGAACTGATCGAGGCGAACGAGGCTGCGCCTTTGACCGAGGCCGACTTCCAGAGCCGGATCTCGGAGCGCCTGATCTCCGCTCGCACCCGCGACCCGATCGACGCTCGCGCCGGCCGCACCGGTACCGAGACCGAGAGCTATCGCACTGCCGTCGAAGACGCTCTGCTGCTCACGGCAAACTCGTCGGTGAAGCCGGACGCGCTGGGCATCACCAGCGAGCGGGCCGAAGCCGCGCGTGAATTTCGGGGGCTCACGCTTCTCGAACTCGGGCGCGACTATCTCCAGCGCACCGGCGTCCGCACGTCGGGTCTCGGCAAGCACGAGGTCGCGGGCCAAGCGCTCGGCATGCGCGGTGGCGCGCTGACGACCAGCGACTTCGCCAACGCGCTCGGCAATGCGGCAAATCGCCGGGTTCGCCAGGCGTTCGCAGCCGCACCGCAGAGCTTCCGCGGCTGGGTATCGACCGGCACCCTGCCCGACTTCCGTCCGGCTTCGATCATCGGCATGGGCGATGCGCCCGCGCTGCTGCTCGTGAAGGAGAACGGCGAGATCAAGCACGGCGCGCTGACCGACACCGGCGATACCTACAAGCTGGCAACCTACGCGCGCATCATCCCGATCTCGCGCCAGGCGATCATCAACGATGACAAGGGGCTGTTCGGTCGTATCCCGACGCAGTTCGCCAATAAGGCGGCGGATCTCGAATCCGACCTGGTCTACAGCCAGCTGCAGGGTAACCCGACGGTCTATGACGGCACGGCACTGTTCACCAGCGGTCACGGCAACCTCGCCGCAACCGGCACGGCGATCACCGTCGCGTCGGTCGGTGCCGCCCGTGCCGCGATGCGTCAGCAGAAGACGGCGGAAGGCGGCAACATGTCGATCCGTCCGGCCTTCCTGATCGTCGGGCCGCTGCAGGAAACTGCCGCCGAGCAGTTCCTGGCCGTGGTCACCGCGCAGCAGACGGCGAACGTCAACCCGTTCTCCGGCAAGCTCCAGCTCGTCATCGATGAGCGCATCATCGATTACAGCTGGTATATGGCAGCCGATCCGAACGCGTACGACACCGTGCTGCTCGCCCACCTCGAGGGTCAGGAAGAGGTCTTCACCGACACTCACCTGTCGTTCGAAGTCGACGGGATCAAGTTCAAGGCCCGACTCGATGCAACCGCCAAGGTGCTCGACTGGCGCGGTCTGTACAAGAACCCCGGCGCGGCTCCGGCCTGACCCTGACCGGGCGGCCAGCGGCCGCCCGGTCCTCTCCCGAGGACAGCAACATGAAGATCATCACTCTGGCGGCCCCGACGGTCGTCAATTCCAACCCGCATATCCGGACGGGCGGCGAGCTTCGATATCCGTCGGAGGGGCCGCTCACGGTTTCCGACGACGAGGCCAAGCGCCTCAAGGACAACAATCTGCTCGACGGCGACCCGGAGAACGTCCCGGACGCCAATCCGAACGCCGACCTCGTCGGGCTGAAGCCCGCCGAACTCAAGGTGATCGCGCTGAAGGAAGGTGCACCACTCAACGATGCCACGAAGGCCGACGACATGATCGCCGCCATCGTCGCTCACCGGTCGAAGGAGGCCTGATCGATGAAGAACTATATCCAGTTGGGTGACAACCTCACCCTCCCGGCACCGTACGCAGTCGCTAGCGGTGCGCCAGCGCTGATCGGATCTGTCGTTGGGATCGCCTCGACGGACGCCGCGATCAACGAAGACTGCTCCTTCGTCCGTGTCGGCGTCTTCAGCCCGCTGCCGAAGGTTGCAGGCACTGCTTGGGTCGCAGGCACCACGAAGATCTATTTCGATGCGACCGCCAAGGCGTTCACCGCCACGGTCGGCAGCAACGTGCTCTGTGGCGTTGCGGCGGCGGCAGCATCTTCCGCCGACGTCACCGGCTCCGTACTGCTCACCGGTCAGATCGCAGCCTAACCCACCGGGGTTCTCTCCCCTTACCCGGTGAAAACTGGCGGGCGGCGTGCGCGACACGTCGCCCGTCCATTGTCTGGAGATTGGCGATGAAGAAGATCTATTTGATCGGCGCAGCGCCCGTCGGCGGCAACATGCACTTCCCATCCGAGGGGGTCATCGAGACGTCGCCGGCAGAGGCCGACGACCTCGTCAAGGCTGGCCTCGCGCGCTTCGACGACCTCGACAGCCTGAAGGTCGATGAACTTCGCACCGTCGCGCTGAACGAGTCCGTCGCAGTCGGCCCGGCGATCCTGAAGGACGATCTGATCACGGCGATCCGCGCGCGCCGGCAAAACAAGTCCTGATCGTGGACCCCTTCGCCGCGGCGCTGGACGTCCTGTTCTTCGCCCCGGGATCAAGCGAGGCCTTCTATACGCCGAAGGGCGGCGTCGAGCGACCCACCCCGATCCGGGTCATCCGCGGGCAGCCTGACAAGTCGGTCGGCTTCGGTGAGCAGCAGGTCATTGAGGGCACGAACGTCTTCGAGATCCGCAAGTCAGACGTAGCCGAGCCGGAAAGGGGCGCGGTCATTCGCATGGGTGACGCCCGATACAAGCTGCTCGGCGAGGCTATGCTGGATCTTGAGGGGTTGTCGAACACGATCGGCGGAAGCCCGGTTTCGTGAAGATCAACGCCGGCATCGACTTCGACATGAAGTCGCTGATGGATGGCATCGAGGGCGACCTAGCCGAAGCCGCCTCGCGCGCCATGCGCGACACAACCTATAAGGCGCTGCTCGAATTGCGCGAGCAGGTCACCGGGGCTGGGATGGGCCAGCGCCTCGCCAATACCTGGCGCGATCGCGTCTTTCCCGAGAAGCGCCGCAGCATGACCCCGTCGGGTTATATCTGGTCCAATGCGCCGGACATCATCGACGCGTTTTCGCGCGGCGCGCAAATCGTACCGCTCGCCGGGCGCCGGTTCCTCGCCATTCCAACGAAGAACGTCCCCAGCGCGCGCGGGCGTCGCGGTTCGAGCAGCAAGATGACGCCAGCGCAGGTCGAGAACGCGTTCAATCAGGATCTCTTTTTCAAGCGCGGGCGCGCAGGCCGGGTTCTGGCGTTCATCAACGCCGTCGGCGCGCGCAACGGTCGCGGTTTCCGGATCGCGACCAAGGGTCGCCGCGCGCAGGGCCGTGATCCGAAGCCTGTGCTGATGTTCGTCATGGTCCCGAGCGTTCGCCTGCCCAGGGTTCTCGACCTCGACGTCGTGGCGCAGCGCTGGGCCGCCAATTTCGAGGCTCGGTTCACCGAACAGCTGGGGATGAAATGAGCAAAAAACTCGATATCCTGAAGCGTTTGAAGCTGCTTACGGCAGTTGCGGTCCCTCTGGCCGAAGTTGTCGGCCTGGATGGCGATGAGGCCCCGCCAGCACGCGTGCCGGCGAACGGGCGCATCGTGATCCGGACCGGCGACCCTGGAGAGCCCGAGGTCGATCTCAGCCCGCTTGCCTATAACTGGTCCCATCGCATCCCGATCGAGTTCACAGCCGTCTCGACCGCCACGCAGACCAGCGAGGAAGCCCTCGACGCGATGCTGGTAAGGTTCGGAGCCGCGATCGCAGCTAACCGTCATCTCGGCGGCTTGTGTGAATGGCTCAGCATTTCAGCCCCCGGCAGCGAAGACATTTTCACCGAGGGCGCTGAGCCGCCTCGCGGCGCCGAGCTCGTGCTCACCGCCACCTACGTCACCGATTCCGAACTGTCCTGAAGGAGAAGCCGAATGGCTGTAGTCCCTACTCGCGCCCGCGGTGCCAATGCGCGCGTCGTAGCCGCGTTCGAAGACACGCCGGGCATCGTGCCGGCGAACACCGCATCGTGGTTCAATGTCCCCCTAGTCAGCCACTCGCTCGGCGAAGAGCGTCCGCTGATCGAAAGTGATCTGCTCGGACAGGGGCGCGAGATGCAGGACCCGACGCCTGATGTTGCGACGAATGATGGCGACGTCGTCGTGCCGGTAGATGTCCGGAACTTCGGTCGCTGGCTGCGGCTGTTCTTCGGGGATCCGACCACGTCGGGTGCATCCGGCGCTTTCACCCACGTCTTCAAATCCGGCGCGCGCGATCTGCCATCCATGTCGATTGAGATCGGCGCGCCCGAGGTGCCGGCGTTCTCAGTCAACCGGGGCGCGCGCGGCAACCAGCTACGCATCTCGCAGTCCCGCTCGGGCCTGCTTAATGCGACGTGCAGCCTGATCTGCATCGGCGAAACAACGCCGACCACGGCGACCGTCGGTGCCACGACCCCCGCGTCACTGGCGACCACGCGATTCCCGCAGGCGGTCGGCTATGTGCGTAAGGATGGGCAGTTGCTCGGCAGCGTCGTCGGGGCCGACTTCACCTATTCGAACAACCTCGAGAAGGTCGAGACGATCCAGCCCGATGGCCGCATCGAAGACAGCGACCCCGGCATGGCGCAGATGTCCGGCTCGGTAAACGTGCGGTTCAAGGACCGGGTGCTGCTCGACGCCGCGACCGCCACGCCCCCGACGCCCATGGAGCTTTCGTTCGGCTGGAATTTCGGCACGTTCAGCCTGATCTTCGTCGTCGGCCGCGTCTTCATGCCGCAGGCGAAGAAGCCGGTGACCGGCCCGAACGGCATCATGCAAGCGTTCAACTGGCAGGGTTCGAAGGCGGCATCGGGTAGCTCGGTCGTCGCGACCCTGATCAACGACGTCCCTTCGTACACCTCCTGATGCTGCTCGTCCGCAAGCCGCAGGGGCCGGCATGGACCCCCGTGATGGGCGCCGAAGTGCTCTTCGCGCCCATTGACCGCTCGATGCTGATGCGCGCGCGCCGCGCGGCGCGCAACGTGTCCGCATCCGAGGGCGAAGATGACGGCACTTCGGCGATCGATATGCTTGAAGAAATGGGCGACGCGATGAGCCGCGCCCTGATCACCGAGGGCGCGCAGGACTGGCGCGGTGTTTGCCTGATGGCGGACGAGGGTGATGAGGGTGCGGGCGAGGCCCTGCCCTTCTCCGCTGAGAACCTTGCCATGGCGCTCGCCGATCCGGTCACCTTCGAGGCATTCGACGCCGCCTATGTCGTGCCCTTCGTGACCGCGGAGCGCGAGCGGGAAGAGCCGGGAAACGACTTCGCCGCCTCTCCGAGTGGCATTGGGGCGGCGGCGATGCCGGACAGCGATACTGCCAGCAAGCGTGCATCGCGGACACGGGGCGCCGGTGCAACGAATGCCCGTACATCGTCGAAGAGCCGCAGACCGAGGCCGAAGAAGGCGTCTGGCGCGTCCTGACTGCCTGCGATCGCCAGCTTCGTTCGGGTATCATGGGCGCGCCGGTCGGCCTCGACTTCGGTGCGATCATGACGATGGGCAACGCCCGCAAAGTTGACCTCGCCCTGCTCGCCGACGTGCTGCCGACGGTCGAGCCGATCATCATCGACAACCTGTCTGGCGAAGAGCCCGACGCTTTCACCGAATAGGAGGTCCGATGGCTCGTCAGATCGCAATTCGGCTTGGAACGGAAGGCAAGGCGCAGGTCGTTGCCGATCTCGACGCCATCGGCACCACTGGCGACGCCGCGTTCAATCGCCTGGCGAAGTCGGCGGTGAAGGCCGGGCGCGATGCCGATGCGGCCATGGAATTCGCCAACAAGCAGGCGTCGAAGCTCGCCGCACTGCTGCCCGGCCTCAACCCGACCAAGCTCGATATGGCTGCCGGGGTACGCGACAACATCGGGAAAAGCGCGGAATCGTCTGCGGCGGTGTTCGAGGCCGCCTATGCTAAAATGGAAGCTCGCGCGGTTGCGCTCCGGGCAGCCATCGATCCCGCCTTCGGCGCGCAGCAGCGATTCGACAAGGAAATTGCCGAAGCCCGCACGCTGATCAGCGCTGGCGCGATCTCGCTCGACGACTATGTCGCTAAACTGCGACAGGAGCAGGCCGCGCTGGACGCGGTATCGATCGGACATGGCCGCGCGGGCAATTCTGCTGGCGCGCAGCGTGCAGCAATGCAGGGACTTAGCTACCAGCTGCAGGACACGTTCACACAGATCAGCATGGGTACGAACGTGCTGCAGGTGTTCGCCATCCAGGGCGGCCAGGTCGCTGGGCAGTTCTCAAGCCTTGAAGGCCGCGCCGGCGACTTCGCTCGGTTCATGATTGGGCCATGGGGCCTCGCAATCACCGCGGCCGCACTCGTGCTTGGCCCCTTGGTCGGCAAGCTGTTCAACTTCAGCGATGCGGTGAAAGACGGCATCGACAAGCTCAAGAAGGACGCGGAGGAAACAGAGAACACCCGTATCGCCAAGGAGCGGTTCGCGCGGTCGGCGGAAGGCGTCGCGGCATCCATTCGCGAGCAGACCGAAGCGCTCGACACGGCGGCCAAAAGCGAGCGGTCAGCCGCAGAGCGTGCGAACATCCTCGCCAAGGAAAACCTGAAGCGTGAGATGTCGATCCGCGCGGTGACGGCGGCGATGCTCGATCAGGCGATCGCGCAGGAGAATATCGACAAGACGCGCGCGCAGGCGCCAGGTCAGCGCGGCGAACTCGGCACTTTGGCGCTGACCGAGTCGAGCGGGCGCGTCGCCGGTCTTCAGACTCAGCTGCAGGCCAACCAGAAGGCGATCGACGAGGCCAAGCGCAACCTGATGGGTACGCGCATCGACCTCGCGACCGAGTCCGCGGCACGTTCGGCCGATCCGATGGCACGGATCAAGAAGCAGTACGACGACCAAGCTACGGCTGCGCGCAACGCGGCGCGCGTGCGCATCAAGGCGGGTCAGGACGTCGACGGTGCGCTCACCCAGGAACTCGCCACGATCGAGCGCAACCGCGCGGCAGCCGTCAAGGCTGAGCAGGACAAGCAGAAGGCCGCTGGCGAGACGTCCCGGCAGTACGGTCGCGAGGTCACCTCACGGGAGGCGTCGTCGATCGCGCGCGCCGCTGGGCTTCAGGTCAACAGCGCCGATCGCAGCACCGCCCGGCAGCAGCAGCTTTACGACGACTGGATCTCCAAGGGTAAGCCCAAGGAAAACCCAGTCGCAAAGCCCGGGACCAGCGCGCACGAGCGGGGCAACGCGCTCGACATCCAGGTTCAGGCGGGCGTGACGGCCAAGAAGATCAAGGACGCGTTCGCTGCCGAAGGCGTGCGGCTGACCAAGGTGTTCGCCGAGACTGGTCATTGGCATGTCGAGTGGGCGCGGACGGCCGCGCAGCGTACCGCGGCGAGTGATGCTGCGAAGGAAACGCGCGAGCTTGCCAAGGCCAACAAGGAGCTCGACAGTGACCTTGGCGAGGTCGTCAAGCAGTTCGACCCCGCGCGCGCGGCGGCTGACGAATATGCCGCAACGCTGGCGAAGATTTCCGCACTCCAGGCCGCTGGTCGGCTGACCACCGGGCAGGCCTCCGGCTACAAAATGGAGGCGTACCATCAGGAGCAGAAGCGCCAGGCCGACGCGCAGCTTGCACAGTTCAAGGTGCTATTCGGCAGCGAGGATCCGCTCGCCGACACGATGAACCAGATCCAGATCCAGCGCGATGCAGAAGTGCAGGTGCGAGCGGACGATTATGAAAAGCGCAAGGCCAGCATCCGTGATCTCGCAGGCTACTACCGAGACGCGATGACCGGTGGGACCAAGTCGATCATGGATATCTTCCGGCAGCGCGGCCTCGACGCGATCTCGGAGATGCTCGCGAAGTGGACGCTCAGCAAGATTGGGTCGGCGGGCGGCGGCGGGCTGCTCGGCGCGTTCACCAAGTTGATCGGCGGCGCCTCGGCGCTCTCAGGCGGCTCGTCGGCGTTCGCCGGCGCAGACCTGAATGTCGGCAGCGTCAGCGCGGCCGGCGGGCCGTATCTGCCGAAGCTCGCGGCGGGCACCGAATACTGGTCCGGCGGCACTGCGCTGTTGGGTGAGCACGGACCGGAACGGGCATGGCTACCGACCGGTACCCGCGTCACTCCGGCTGGGGCGACGCGTCGGATGGGGGATGGCGGCAATGCTCAACCCGTCACGAACCATTTTGACCTTCGGGGGGCGGTGATGACGGCCGACCTATTGTCGCAGATGAACGCGATGTCCCAGTCGATGGGCGTCGCCGCGGCGAATGGCGGTAGCATGATGGCCGCGGCAGATGCCGAGGCGTCTGCGACACGTCGACTGGGTCGATTCCGTTGAGCGTCTTCATCCCCTGGACCCGGATCAACGATCTGACGATCCGCCCGCGCCTTTTCTCAGGCAACCAAGAGGGTGTGCTCGGCGGCGCCGATCTGCAAATCCCACGCATGGGCGACCGCTTCGTCGTCGATGTCTCGACCTCTCAGCTGCGGCAGGATCCGGAAAGCCGTCTGCTGATCGCGCTTCTCATGGAAGCCACGACGGCAGACGCCCGGATTGAGCTACGCTTGCCGAACCGGCCCCAGCCGATCGGCAGCGGCATCGCGGTCGACGGCGCCGGGCAGACCGGATCCACGCTCAACCTCCGTGGGCTGTTCCGCCAAACCGAGATCGTCCACGGCCGGTTCTTCAGCGTCGTTCATGGCGGGGTCCATTTCGTCTATATGACCCGTGGCCGTGTGTTCGCGGGTGCAGACGGCAAGGCCTCGGTGCCGATCTGGCCCATGCTGCGCTTCATCACCGTCGACGGCGAAGAGGCAGCATTCGACCAGCCGATGATCGAGGGGCAACTGGTCGGGTTCGACAAGGGCGCGGGCTTCGAGCGCAACCGCACCAAGCCCCTCGCCTTCAGCATTCAGGAGCGGAAGTGACTTTTCGTCTCACACCGCAGATGTCGGCGGCGTTACGCGCGGGGCAGTCGCCGCTGGCGCCGCTCGTCGAGGTGGTGCTACCCGGCTACACAATGCGCCATCTCGTCGGCTCTGGCGAGGTGCCATGGGGCGACAAGGTCTTTACGGGCCTCGACAGCAAGTTCGGCGCGCTGGTCGCGGCAAGCACGCTGAAGGATGGCATTGGAGACGAGGCTCCCGACTGGACACTGACATTCGTTCCGCCCGATTCCGTTTCGGCGGCCGAACTCACTTCGGCAACGGCGCAGGGCGGCGCGGTCAACGGATGGCTGGCGGTGATTGACCGCGCGACCGGCCTGATCATGCCGGAGCCGATTCAGCTGTTCGCCGGCGAGCTTGATGTTCCACGGCTCCGGGTCGGCAAAGGTACGCGATCGGTCGAATGGCGCTGCACTTCCGCGCTCGAGCCATTCCACGACCAGGAGATCGGCGCGCGGCTGTCGGATGCCTGGCACCAGCTGGTCGCGCCCGGCGAACTCGGCCTGTCGAACATGACCGGCATCGAGCGCACCAGCTACTGGGGCGTCGAGAAACCACCCTCTGCGGTCAGCGTCATCACTGGCACGACCCGCGCATCATTCCTGGGGGCGATCGGCTTATGATCGAGATGATCCGGCGCCAGCAGGCAGCCCAAGCGGCTGTCGATCGCTTCAAGGGGCAGCCGTGGGAACTGGGCAAGAACGATTGCGTCCGCATGGCCGCGTTCGTGCTGCGCAAAATGGGCCATCGTCCACAGTTGGGCAAAGCCGGATCGTACAAGACCGGCGCGGGTTCTCTGCTGGCGCTGAAGCGCGCCGGGTACAGCACGCTCGCCGAGGCGCTCGACGGGATGGGCCTTGAGCGGGTGGCTCCCGCGTCCGCGCGCGTCGCCGACATCGTCATGATCCCCGGCGAGGCTCCGCTCGATGGCGCGCTGACGATCGCCGTCGGTAACGGGCGCGTGCTGGGCTATCATCAGGATCTCGCCAGCGCCGACATCCTGCAGCCGGTCCAATACATCGCGGCTTGGCGGGTCTAGCGATGTCGAAAACCCTCAGGACAGCAGCGTTCGTGATCGGCGCGGTCGCACTGGTCGCATCGGGTGTTGGCGCTGCTGCGGGTGCCGGCCTGATCGGCGCGACCGCGGGCGCCGGTGCCGCTGCCGGCGCAACGGCCGGGTTCCTCGGCGTGTCGGCCGCTACGCTGACGGCTGTCGGCGCGATCGCGGGCGCGGCGAGCGCAGTGCTATCGCTGGCCGCGGGCACCCCGAAGGGATCGATCGGCGGGAGCGCGACGCAGTTTAAGATCGACAAGGACGCCGGGTTGCCAATCGTCATCGGGCGAACCTACTCCGGCGGCAACGTCGTCCACCGCCAGTATTACGGAACGAAGAACAGCTTGGAAAGCTGGGTCACGGTACACAGCATCGGCCCCGTTCGCAGCCTTGGCCCGCTCCTGATCAACAAGGTCGCCGTTGCGCTGGCGGGCACCGCGATCGGCGGGGCGTACACGGGGTATATGTGGCTCGACCAGCAACTGGGGGCGGTACCCGAGACCCGCGCGCTAGCGGGGCCTCAGGGCGACTTCCCGGGCTGGTCGGCCGCACACAAGCTCTCTGGCCTTGCCGCTGATCTCTGGACCCTCAAATTCGACGAGAAGGGGAAGATCTACCCGAACGGCGTGCCGCAGCGTGGTCGCGTGGTCGAAGGCGTCTACGTCTACGATCCGCGCCTCGACAGCACCTATCCGGGTGGCAGTGGGGCCTGTCGGCTGGGCAACGACGCGACCTATGTCTGGTCCGAATGCCCTGCCCTCCACGCGCTGACCTGGGCATTCGGACGGATCCAGAATGGCGTGCTTGTCGCCGGCGGCGGCATGAAGATCGGCGGAATCGACATCGCGCCCTTCGTCGATTGGGCGAACGTCTGCGATGCTAACGGCTGGAAGGCCGGCGGCATCGTCTACACGAACTCCGATAACAGCTGGGACATCCTCAAGATGATCGCGCAGGCGGGCGGCGGCGAAGTCATGCCCGTCGGCGCGCAGCTGTCCTGCACCTACACGGCTCCGCGCGTCTCAATCGGCACGATCACGGCTGAGGACATCACCGGCGACGTCGACGTGCCCGGCACCGCCTCGCGCCGTCTTCGGCGGAACACCGTCATCCCGCGTGTGCGGCTGGAGACGCACGGATGGGAAGAGGTGCCCCTCGATGCGATCGCCATCCCCGCGTATGTCACCGTCGACGGCGGCAGCCGGCCAACGGAACTGACTTTCCCGCTCGTGCAGCAGGTTGATCAAGGCGCCCAGCTTGGGCTCTACGCGATGTGGAACGGTCGCGAACTCGACGGCATCGTCCTGCCCGCCAAGGTCTACGCGATTGGCTACCGGCCTGGGGACTGCCTGACGGTCGATATCCCAGAGGCCTCGCTGAACGCGCGCGACGTCGTTGTACGCAACAGGGAGATCGAGGGAAGCACGATGGGCGTCACGCTGACGTGCCGGTCCGAAACCTTCGCCAAGCACTCGTTTTGTTTGGGTAAAACGGGAAAGGCACCGCCGACACCGGATTTGAGCATTCCGGATAGCTACCCTGTAGCTATCGAATACGCCGCTAGTTCCGGCACGGCCGAAACCGCAAACAAAGCGAACACCGCTACGTCAGCGGAAGACGCGGTAATGCTCGGCGGCACCTACGGGAAAGCCGAAATAGATGCGCTTGTGAACCGCATTCGCGCTCTCGAACAGCAACAGTAGCCGGAGGCTAATATGGCAGACACTGCAGCCCGCCTCGCGATTTGTGCGCGGCGTAACGAAGTCGCGCGGTTCACGATCGTCGTGACGGGAATCGATATGACCGGCGTAGCAATGGCGATGCAGATCCGCCTGGGCCGGGACGTCCCCGGAGCGCCGCTAATTTCGCTCCTCACCGTCACGACCCTCGCCGCAGAGGGGCTCAAGCTGGACAGCGTCACCACCACAAACGGTGTCCCGACCAGCGTCATCAAGGGCCGCATCAACGCGTCAACCATGACGGACGCCACCAAGGTTCCTTACACGGGCGAGGTCGGCGATAACACCGTGCTCGCCTATGCCATGCAGTGGACGATCGGCGGCGACGCGCAGACTCGGCTATACGGCGATTTCATCGTGGTGGCTTCAGCCTTTGGGTCAGACAACGCCCCGACCGATCGGCCCCCGAGTTATAGCGCGTCCGCATCCGCGGGCAGCGGGGCGAATAGCGGGTCAGTGCAGTTCGGTGACCAAATCGTTCAAGTAAGCATCAATGGCTTTGAGATCCTCGCGCCGCTGATTGCGAATGCTAGTACTTCAGCGAGCCGATCCGAAGCTGCTGCTGCTCGGGCTGAAGCCGCACTTCGGAACGCAAACCCGGATGGTTTCGTAACGGGTGATGTCCGGTTGGCCTTGGCGGTTGATGCGGACGGCTATGTCGCGGCATGGTTCGATGCTGACGGTGCGCTTCATGCTCGACTGGCCGACGGCACGGTTCAAGGCGAGACGATCAAGGTCTTCACGGGGGACGTCGCGGCAGGCTTTGTCGACATGGATGGCTATGTCGCCGGCGCGCTTAATGCCAACGGCTTCCCGGTGATCGTCAACGGTCCTTTCGCTGCGCGAGTAACGGGAACGGACGGCGCCCGTGATATTGTCCTCACCGACGCCAGCGGCAGTGCGTATCTGACCTATGGCGAAGGCGACAGTACGTCACCGACAGTCCAGGGCGACCAGATCGCATGGCTGCGCGGTACGGCGATGAAGTCTCGCGACATCAGCGCGCGCGCGGTCGTTTCGGCTGGCGTGTCGACGGTCGCCATGATTGCGGGATACGGGCAGTCGAACAGCGTGGGCGGTGATCCCGGCCCGATCGGTTTGGACCGCGTGCCGCTCGATCCAGGTCGCGGCATCATGTTCCCGGGCGGCATCGTTCCGGCACGTTATGGTGAACTCGTGACCGAGGCCGACCTTGGGCAGATGCTCGACCTGTCCGGCCCCGCCCGTGACAATCTGCCAGCGATCGGCCCGCGTCTCGTGCACGGGTATATCGGCGCCCTGCCGGCGACGCAGGCGGTCGCATATGCTTCTTCGGGGGTGCGCGGCCTGCGCTATGATCAGTTGAAGCCGGGCTCGCCGTTTTGGGCCAACCTGATCCGCACGATCGTGGTTGCCAAGCTCCAAGCATGGCGTGCGGGTCTCGCGTTCACGGTCGACGCAATGCCCTACGTCCAGGGTGAGTCGGATTTCGTGACTGCGACGACGGCCTCCTACAAGGCCAACCTGTTCGAGATGCGCGACGCCTTCCGCATCGCCGTGCGTGCGATCACCTTCTCGGCAACGGCCGCGCCGCCGATCCTGATCGTCCAGCCGTCCAGCTGGACCGCTGCGGCGTACAAACTGACGACGGCGCAAGTTCCGCTCGCCCAGATGGCGGCGATGGCGGACGACGCTGCGTCATTTGCGGTGGTCGGTCCGATGTACCCGCTGACCCATATGGCTGATGGCCTACATCCCGATGCCGAAGGGCAGCGCCGCATGGACGAGATGATCGGAGACGGTCTGGCGCGGATGGCGCGCGGCGCGGGCGCGGCGGGCCTGTATGTCACCGGAGCGACGCGGAGCGGGGTGACGATCACCGCGACGTGCCGTCTCCCTGAGGGCGGAGCGCTGGCGATCGACACGACGCTTGTCAGCAACCCCGGGCAGCTGGGCGTCCGTTACGTCAAGTCCGATGGCAGTGAGGTCGCGATCAGCAACATCGCTGTCAGCGGCGCGACGATCACGCTGACGTTGGCAACGGCAGTCGCAGGGACCCTCCGCTTCGCACTTGACGGCACGGCCGGGCAACCGGCCGGGCCAACGACCGGCGCGCGCTGCTGCATCCGCGACACCTTCGCCGCGGCCAGCGCCAACGGCCAACCTCGATACAACTGGATGCTGCATCACGCGATCGGCGTCGCCTAACCTTCCTCCGAAAGGACTTTTCCATGACCATTGCACGTCTAGTACGGATGCCTGACGGCTTCCGGTGGCCCGCAGCTGCGCGTGCGCGGATGCCGAGGATTGATGTCTCGGACTTCGCCGTCGAGCTTGCTCGACTGGCTGGCGCGAGCGGGTTGGTCCACCTGTTTGATCCTGCCGACTATTCGGTGACCAACGGTGTCGCCCTTGATCGAGCATCGGGAACGACCTGGTCGCGCAAGGATGCAGGCGGAGATGGCCCGGCAGTTTCATCGATCAACGGGAAAACGGCTTTGTCGTTCGTTCGCGGGACGTCGCGCCGGCTAGTTTCGTCGGCCGTCCGGCCCGCCGGTTCGTTCTCCGTAGCGATGGCATGGACCATCGCCGCAGGCGACGCCGCGGCCCAGCCCTGCACCATCATGGCAAGCGGCAACAACTCGGCAGGCTACAACAACAGCGGGCAACTGATCTTCACGATCGGCGGTGATCAGATGCCCTGCGGTGAAGCGCCCGGCACGCACGTCGGCATCTTCTCGTATGACGAGGCGACCAAAGAGATCGCGTACATCCGTCGTAACGGCACCGTCGCTAATCGCTTCACGAGTCCGTCTGCGGCCGGGGCTGGCGATCGGTGGAACATCGGCGGGTGGTTCTTCGACGGCAACGATCCGACGATGAAAGCCGGGCGGTTCATGGTCTTCAACAAGGCCCTTCATCTCGACGCGAACCTGCCGACCGGGGCCGCCCTGCTCAATCTGCTCGGCACCGAATACAACGTCGCCAACTGAGCCTGAGCAGCGCTGAGGCGCGCTCTCCGCCGCGATCATCCGGCATTCGCCAGCCCGACAGGCGGCCTCGACGAAGGAACAGACCGATGAACAATAGCAGCCTCGCGGCCCAGGCGGTCGCGAATGGACCCATGACGCTCGCTCCCCCTAGCTTCGATGGCCACGGCTGGCTCGTCGTGGTCAATCTCGCTGGCATGACGGCAGTTTGCGTCGTCGCCGCGATGTTCGCCGTCGATGCGTGGATCGCGTGGCGGCGCAACCGCGCGCGGGATCTCTGGAATCACCCCGTCACCATCTGGCGGGTTGCGGGCTTCTGCTTCGCGCTGGCGATCGTCATCCGCTGCGGCGGCGAGGCGGTCTCGCTCTGGAACTGGAACCCGCGCGACCCGGCCGCGACCGGCTGGTTCCTCACCCTCAAGCGGTTCATGGACCCGTTCGCGTTGCTCTTCGGCGTCACGGGGTTGGGCATGTTCTATCTGTCGTCTCGCGGAATGGTCGCGCAGCTGCGTCGCCGCCCGTTCCCGATTGATATGTGGGCGAGCCTGCCAATGCTGAAGCGGCCAGCCGCGATCGGCGTACTTAGCCTCATCGCCGCGATCGGCGTGGTCTCTACTCGATGATTTGGAAAGCGGGGGCCACCATGGGGGCATTTCTACCGGTCGCTGCGGCGGCCATCGCAAGTGACCGCGGTGCGGTCGTTACTGCTTCGGGCCCGGCGATCTGGTATTTCGTTGGTTATCCATTCGAGGCCGGCAGCATGATTGCGGCAATCTGCGCGTGCCTGGCGGTGCGGTTCTACGTGGTACAGACCGGACGTGAGCAGCATCGCTGGACGGTCGACCTCCCAGTGACTGTGCTTGTCGTCATGTTTTCCGCTGCCGGCGTGATCCGGATGCGTCCAGACCCAGCTCTGGCCCTGATGATCGGTACGGGGCTCGGTGCGCTAGGCGCGGGCATCATCTCAATTGCGCTCGGTTGGGTCCGCAAGACGTTGCCGGGGGGCGAAGACAAGCCTGCGGCGTAACGGCCCGCATCACCGGGGGGCGATGGCGGGCCGACCGAGCTGCGTTGGGGTTAGCTCAGCGACCGGTGAACGCCCTGCCCTGAGAATGTTTCCGAGGTAACGGCCCGCCTCAAGCGCCGTGTGAATCGCGAGGCGGGCCGGCCCGAGCACGTGGGAGCGCCACCCTGGCACTCTCCGAACAGTCCACCAGCCGAATAGGCTCACACCCGAAGGAATAAAGATGACGACGGCATCAAAGTCGGCGGCTGCCTCTGCGCGTCCTGCGCACGGGCTGGCGGCGCCGGCAAAATTCTTCGCGGCGATTCGCCCGCTGTTCGGGGCGATGACGAAGGCGCAGGTCGAGGGCATCCAAGCGAAGCTTGCCGCATTCGCTGCGCAGGGTTCGCCCCTGGCGCATGTCGCGTACGGGCTCGCCACCTCGTTCCACGAAACCGCCCAGCGCATGCAGCCGATCCCAGAGATCGGACGCGGCCGAAACTATCCATATGGCAAGCCGGGCAAGCATGGCGGTCAGATTGCCTACGGTCGCGGCGATGTCCAGCTGACGTGGGACTATAACTACGAGCGGGCAGACGACGAGCTCGGGCTCAAGGGCGCGCTTACGTCCAACTACGATCGCGCGCTCGAGACCGATATCTCGGCGAAGATCATGGTGCTGGGCATGACCGAGGGCTGGTTCACGGCGCGGAAGTTCAGCACCTACCTACCCGCGAAGGGGGCGGCCACTCCTGTCCAGTTTACTTCCGCGCGCCGCATCATCAACGGGATCGACCGCGCCGAGAAGGTAGCGGGGTACGCGATGTCTTTCCAAGCCGCGCTCGTCGCTGGCGGTTGGGCCTAATTCCAAATGGCAGGGTTTTCCTTCGCCGCAGGGATCCTGCCGTCGGGTGCCACGGTAACCCGTGCGGCAGGGCCTTACTCGTTCACTGGGTCGAATGGACTGACCCAGTTCGGCAGCGCGGCGAATGTCGCGCGCTTCGATTTCGATCCGGTGACGCTGGCGTGCCGCGGTCTTCTGCTCGAGCCCCCGCGGACGAACTATATCGTCAGCGATGCCGCAACGATTCCCCTCGCGCAAAATATCGGATCGACATGGGTCGCTAACACGGGGGTCGCGCCAGACGGCACCACGACGGCAGACCGTCTCGTCAACACCAATGCGAACACCTCCCACGGCTTCGTATTGAACGCCTCGTCTAGCCGCCCCGCCGGGCCGCTGACATTGTCCGCATTCGCCCAGGTGTCCGGCCTGCCCCGGTTTGGGCTGCGGGCCTACGACGGCGCGAAGTATTTCCACCGCGGCACCTTCGACCTGACGACTGGAACGGTCGGTGCTCTAGGCGGCGTGGGGACAGCTGCGATCGTCAGCTACGGCAGCGGGCGGTATCGGTGCTCGACGTCCGGCACCTCGGCTGCGGCCGTCCAGACATACATCATGGAGGCCGGCACCTCAGCTTGGACGGTCCAGCAGACCTCGCAGGGTGATGGCGTCTCTGGCGTCTATGTTTCGGGCGTGCAGCTGGAGGATGGCCTTGTCGCCACCTCGTTCATCCCCGCGCCTACCGCGCCGGCCACACGCCCGGGCGAAACCCTGTCGCTGAACTGGGCTCCCCAAGGGGTCACCGACGGCCTCTACAGCGTCCTCTACACCTTCGCCGACGGCACGATGCAACCGGTCCAGCAGCAGGTCACAGGGGGCGTGTCGACCATCAGCCCGGCAAGCCTGAACAGCTACACGATCCGCTCGGTCAGCATCCTGCAAACGCCCGCGAGCCGCACAATCAGCTTGGGCGATAAGGCCCCTCGATCTGCAACGCTGGTCGACACCGGCAGCCGCAGCGCAACGATCCTAACCTGAGGAAGAGCTATGCCAGTTCCAGCATCCGCACCGGCGTTCGAACAGCCGGTCGATCCCTCCGACGTGCAGGAGTTCGTCGTCACGCTATCGCAGGGCGCGCTCGACGCGAAGCCTGCACCGTTCCTGATCACCGGCGAGGCGGTCGCGTCTTTCGTCCTGGCCGTGTCGGTTGAGTCCGCGGCCGCGGGGCTGTCGATCCGGAGTGACAGCGGCTACGCCCCGACGTGCGTCGGCAACAAGATCACGTTCTGGCCGGTCATCGCAGCGGGGCAGCAGTCGGCGACCATCTTCGACGGCGATGGCGTGCGCCTGGGCGTCGACCTGACCATCACGACGAACAACGTCCCCCCACGCATCAAGCAGCGGACCCTCGTGCTGCGGGTGGCGCAGCAGTACGGCACCCTCGCGTGACGGGGCATCGGAAAGGATCGGCGATGATCATCGGCACCGTCGACAACTCTGCCACGGCCAGAATTGACTTCCCGTTCTTTACTGGTCCCGCCGGGATCCGCCAGTTGACCGATGGCCGGCTTCTCATCGCTTTCATGATGGCATACTTGCCCGATAAGCATGACCAAGATCGTCGCCAGGCGGAGACTAACGGGCTCAATCTTGCACCAGAGTCAGGTGAGGGTGACGCGGATTTGAGCGTATTCGCTGAGGGCATTTCCGGGCGAGGCCAGGTTGGCGATCAGTCATGTGAGGTGGAGCCGCTGCCGACTATATCCAGAGCAACAGGCATGGTCACAATGTATGTTCGCCCTTCGCAATCCGAACCGACGGCAGAGGCATCGGCGGGGTAGGCAGGCCGGAACTCGTCATCGGGTACGATATGTCGTTCCAAGCTGCGCGGGTCGCTGGGGGTTGGGCTTAGGGTCCGCCCTCCCCTTTGCTAGGGCCTCAATCAGGTTGATGTCGTGAGGGACGCCGATGTCCTGGCAGATGCGAGAGAACTGTGTGCCTGCCCACGTCACCCTGAAGTCAGGCGGGTGGCGATCTCGACCGAGCAGCGTCAGCCAAAGGCTGTCGAACGGATCGCGATTCTTAGAAAGGCACAGGCTGTAAAGGTAGGCGAGCGCTAACCGCACGCCATGCTCAGGCGGTTTCAGCGAGCCCGCGGTCTGCAATCGTCGGATCGCGTCGTCCAATACGACTAGCGCGATGAACGTCGTTCGGTTGGGCTCAGACACGGCAATCGGCTCCGACTCGTCAGATCCCCGGGCTACACCGTTCCGCGTTTGTTCTCAATTGGCACCCCGCGATTGCGCGTCGCTGATCGCGTCAACCGCTGCAGCGACCCGGCGCCAGTCCTCGACCGCGACCCTGTCGCCTATCGCGTCGCTGATCTGGTCGATGATATAGTCTGCCGTCATCGCCCCGTGTTCGGCGAGAATAGCTCCGGCTTTCATCCAAACATCGCGATCGGTCATCATATGTCGAGGTTACGCCGCTCAATCTCAGCGAGTAGGGCGTTGGCCTCGGCACTCTCTGGTGATCCGTTGGTCTGCTGATATGCCTCAAGCAGGCTTTGATCGTCGAGAAACTCGATGACGTCGGGATGCAGGGGCTTTTTGCTCATCACGCTAGCCTATGCGCGGTCGACCGATTCGGGCAAAATATCTGCTGCTTCCGACTGCGATCTGCTCAACTCGTCGCACCATTTGGCACCAACAGTTCTCGAACGGCACACGTGGCTTGACAGTCGGTGTGCCGGATGTTCGGAATATGTTCTTGCGAAGAAGGGTCGGCCCGCTTGTCCCTACCCTTTGATATCCGGTATATCATGACCGGTATCGCATCTTGGTCGGAAACCCCGACCTGACTAGTTCCCGCCACGCGGTTTCCGCAATGGTAATCGGTGCAGGGATCTCCAGCGCCGTGGACGACCGAGAGGGCATTTAGCCCTGAGAAGCATCCCTCTCGGTCGCCTTTCCCCAGCAACAGCGGTGTTCAAGCCCGCGCACTAGAAGGACATGAACCAGCATGCCCGAATCAATCGATACACCGAACGGCATCTTCCTGAAACCCGCAGATACGACCGACCTCGACAAGCAAATGCTCGTTAAGTCGGGCAACGGGTCTGATGGGCAGCAGCCCACCATGTCGAGCCGTGAAATCGCCGAACTCGCCGGCAAAGAGCATCGGCACGTCCTGCGCGACGGCGAAGTCATGCTCAAAGCGCTTGATCTGCCGGTCGAGGGGTATGTCCAGAACTGGACGCACCCCCAAAATGGGCAAACCTACAGGGAGTTGGCGCTGCCCAAGGATCTGGCGATCACACTGGTCTCTGGCTACGACGTGAAAACCCGTCACAAGATCGTCGTGCGGTGGCAGGAACTTGAAACGCGAAGATTCCAGCCAGCGCCGGCCGTCCTCTCTCGAATGGACCTGATCCAGCTGGCGCTCGCGGCCGAGCAGGAACTTCAAGCCGAACGAGGCCAGCGTTTGCAGCTTGAAGTCGTCAACGCGGAGCTGGCGCCCAAGGCTGACGCTTTCGATCTCATCGCCGCGAGTGACGGAAGCGTCACTTTCACTCAGGCGACGAAGGTTCTTGGTGTCAAGATGGCAGTCCTGACCGCTTGGTTGAACGCCAACCGATGGGCATATCGCCAGAACGGAAGCTGGGTCGCGTATCGACCGCAAATCGAAAATGGTCGCCTGGAATACAAGGAGGCCAATTATACGGACCAGAAGACCGGCATGCCGTGTTGCCGGCCTTATTGTCACATCACTCCGAAGGGGCTTGCAAAGCTCGCGACGGTGTTCGCAGGCGAACTGAAGCGTGCGGCATGAGCGTTGTCGCGCTCCGTAAGGAGTGGGTCGAAGTATGGTTCGGTCGCTTGGACGGAAGCCCACGGTGGTTTGTCGAGCACTGCTTCGACGGCGGCAAAATGATCGTGTCTGATCGCGCTTCGGAAACCGAAGCCATTGCAGATGCTCGTGACTTCGATTTGCCTGTAATTCGCGTTTAG